AGCGTCGTTTTGAATGCCAGTATCCGCACGGCTCATGGCACAGCGAAAATTTTACGCTGTTCCGGCATGAGCCTGGCAGCATCCGCCTTTGCTGGGCCTGCGATAACCTGGTGCGTGATCAGTACACAGAGACGCTGGCAGGCATTGCGCGTGGGAACCTGGTATCCTGGTTGATAACGGTCATCCGCTCACAGCTGGGGTTCAACGAAGACCATCAACTGACGATCCCAGAGTTGTGCTGGTGGCTGGTAATAAACAATCTGGCGCACGTCATCCCTGAATCGCTGGCCCGGAAAGCCCTGCGATTGCCGGAAATAAAGCATCAACCGGTGATGAAGGAGAGCGATATTGTGCCGGAGCCAGCGGCGAGCGAAGTGGTGCAGAAAAAGATTCTCGGTCTTCGCGTAGATCCTGAAACGCCGGAATCATTTATGCTGCGACCAAAGCGCCGCCGCTGGGTAAACGAGAGCTGGACGCGCTGGGTTAAGTCTCAGTCGTGTGTCTGCTGTAACAAACAAGCAGATGATCCCCATCACCTGATAGGCCACGGACAAGGTGGAATGGGAACAAAAGCGCATGACCTGTTTGTGTTGCCGCTTTGCAGAGCGCACCACGACGAGTTACACGCTGACACCGTGGCATTTGAGGAGAAGCACGGCTCACAGCTGGAGCTGCTGTATCGATTTTTGGATCGTGCGCTGGCAATCGGCGTCTTAGCATGAACAGTGGAGAAAACATGCGTGATATTCAGATAGTTTTAGAGCGTTGGGGTGGATGGGCTGCGAATGATAGTTCCGGAGTCGATTACTCATCAATAGCCGCTGGTTTCAAAGGTCTTCTTCCCCCAACAAGCAAATCCCGCCAGTCATGTACTGACGATGACGCTCTTATTATCGAGGGATGCTTAGCGCGTCTTCAAAAACGTAAGCCCTATGAGCATTCGCTGTTGGTTGCGCATTATCTATATGGTATCTCGAAGCGGAAAATTGCTAAAGCGCGAAAGAAGGACGAGAAGCTGATACGTATTGAAATACAGATGGCTGAAGGTTTCATAGATGGTTGTTTGTCTATGTTAGACGTACGATTAGATATGGATTGAAAAAAAAGGGCACGGACGCCCTTTTAAATATATGGTAAAATCCAATTAATTTTACGCCAAGTAAACCCAAACATTATAATTGCTACTATCAATAGTGATAATGATTGAATAATGAATATGAACTCTATTTTTTTGTCATTGTAAATTAATTGCTCGCTGGCAAACATGGCAATAAGTGAAATTAAGCATGCTGTAATTAGTGTCGCTCCAGCAGCTAATAAATTAGTTACTATACCTTGAAGTATGTTGTTGTTTTTTAAAGCTTTCAAGACCCCATTTGAATTGGCGCTAGCTGCACTGAAAATCGAAATAGTAGCAAGCACAAAACCAAACAAGATTCCTGAAACAGTGGAGATGACCCCTGCTGATGTGAGAATGTCATTATGTTGCATTAAAGGAACATACTTCAATAACAAGTATGTCAAAAAAATGCTTCCTATTATATTTGCTATATATCTCAATAACATAAACTATACCTTCTTAATGCTTATGTCGTACTGCATAAGGTAACCATTATTATCAATTTTAGCAGAAATCATCGCTTGGAGCACATCGCTATCTGTGCCATAGCCGTTTACGGTATGTATATTTTTTTCCGAGATGAGAACCTGTTCAAGTAGACTCTGCTCAGCAGTGTTTTTTGGCTGTGTTACTGCTGCTTTTTTGACAATATTCGGCATTTTTTCTAATAATTCTTTAATACCATCTTTTATCACATCAGAAAGGTAGCCTTTAACTTTAACTCTTCCAGAAGCTCTCCCTCTAAGATTGATTTTTAAATGCGTACCACCAAGACCAATCATCATATTTAATAGTTCTTTAGAAAAAGAACTATCTAACTGATAATTAGTCACATCGAAGTTTCGTGGAGCAGCGAGGATAAGTTCGCAGCTTCTAAGTGTACTTCCTGTTTCGAGAAGTTCTTTAATACTTTCTTTCTTCCAAATGGCTTGGAAAGAAAAATTGTTTCCAGGCTGTCCACTTTGGCTATAAAGAAGATAAGCGAGATCAGATTCCTTTGGACCAAGATGGTTTTGCGTAAGGATCAAAATGTCGCTTTCATAGTAATATAAAAAATAAGTACGCTCGACAATGTATTTTTTATCATCCAATGGGATGTTGTGTTCTTTCCAGTGCTCATCGCCAATATAAGGAAGGAGGTACTCTTCTCTTGAGCAAGACATATAGCCAAAATAATATTTGGCATTAGTGTCTTTATTTATAAACGCAATTTTCAACTTTTTATTTTTATATGTAGTATCGAAATGATTGTTAGTTACATTCACGCAAGTGCTGTAAAGGCTATCGATCGCAGCTTTGGCAACAGAGTTGCTTCGAATGGTTCCAGAACTACTCGTATAGAAGCCAATTCGTAGTTTTTTGGGTTTTTTTACCGCAACTGCACTCGTCATAACATTCCTTAGTACACTAATAGTTAACAATTGAACCTTAATGTGCTGTGGACCTTTAATTTATCAAAAAAGTTTTGCGCGGTCCGCATTTTATTATGTAGCATGTTAAGAGTGGTTTCTATGCCACGGACTTAAAACGATACCTAGGCCTCAATTTGCAGAGGCTTACAGCATTCAAAGGCTGCCTGCGGGTGGCCTTTCTTTTTTTCAGGCTCACGGGAATCATCTTCGATACGGCTCTTTGTTAAATCAGCCCGATGGGCCTGCCCCTTTCAAACACACACAGCACCCGCTAACAACGCGAGGTGAGAGTATGTATCGCATGGAAAAGATAACCACTGGTGCTGCCTATGGCGCTTCAGCCGGGAGCATCCTTAACGGCATGCTAAATGCCTATAGCCCCGAGCAGTGGAATGCCATCGGCGTACTGGTGGGCATTGTCATCGCCGTACTTACGTATCTGACGAATTTGTATTTCAAAATTCGCGAAGACAACCGACGTAGCAGGAGCCGAGATGAACCCGACGCTGAGGAATAAGCTGATTGGTGCGATCGCCGGCGGTTCGGGCGCAATCGCAATTGCTTCTGTCATGCTTGGTAATGCCGACGGCCTGGAAGGAAGGCGTTATTACGCCTATCAGGATGTTGTCGGCGTCTGGACTGTTTGTGATGGCCACACTGGCGCCGATATTCGCCGCGGACATCGTTACACAGACAGGGAATGCGACAACCTACTGAAGGCAGATCTGCGGAAGGTGGCAAGCGCCATTGACCCGCTCATCAAAGTCCGTATTCCTGATCCTACCCGCGCCGCGCTTTACTCATTCACCTACAACGTTGGTTCAGGTGCTTTCGCCAGTTCCACAATGTTGAAGAAATTGAATGCTGGAGACGTGCCGGGCGCGTGCAAGGAACTGCAGCGCTGGACGTATGCCGGTGGCAGGCAGTGGAAGGGGCTGATCACCAGGCGCGAGATTGAGCGTGAAGTCTGCGAGTGGGGCTAGAAATGAGCCGCTTAACCGTCATTATCAGCGCTGTAGTCATCCTGCTGCTTACCTGTATTTTCTCATGGCGTTCTGGCTGGAATTCTCACGCTGACTATATCAACGCCCTCGCGGCGAAGAAGAAAGAGAAAGCCGAAAAGACTATCCAGCCAGTTGAGCAAAAGGCCGCTGCCGCTACAGAAAAGGGTAAGGTCATCTACCGAACCATAACCCGCGACGTGGTGAAATATGTCCATTCTCCGAATCGTACTGTGTGCCGGTTTGACGATGATGCTGTGCAGCTGCGCCAGCGAGCTATCGACGCTGCCAACACCATCCCAGGATTTGATGGGCCCTCCGTGCAAAGCAAGTGACGCAGGGAAGGATACCGACGAAGACCTGCAATCGGACGTCGAAACCGCTCAATGTGTGCGCCAACTGCGGTTGGATAAGTACCGCTGGCAGGCCTACTACCGGGCCATCAGCCAGTAGTAGGAATGCATCGCCAAGCCATGTCTGAAGTAAGGCCTTGCCGAGCAACCTCTAAAAGTTTATTGATAATGTTGTAGCCTAGGTATCAGATTCCATTGTAGAGTTTAATTCCATTCCATTCCATTCCATTTAATGTGGTTAAACTTATGAATCAGTTGTTATCATCAATTGAAGAATCTTTGGCGAAGGAAAATTGGTTCGGAGCTTTGTTTATTGCCATTTCACTACCAGATATCTGTGGTGCCACAGAAAACGCTGTGCAAGGAAATGGAGCCAGATATAGAGATTGGTTCAATCGGTATCTTAAGCCGCGATACAACCCAGACAACTTCTATGAGTTAATGCTCGTCACCTCGCCTGAGGCTTTACAAGGAATGCCGCTAGATATGGTAGAGCAATGGAAACAACAGCCTCCAACAGTTGCATTTACTGCAGAAGACTGCTGGAGCTTAAGAAATGCATGTTTACATGAAGGGGTGGATGAAAATCGATTGCGGAAGTTTAAAATTACCCCGCCAACCAATGTGGGCATATCTATGCACATGAATAACTTCAATGGTACCCTTCAGCTTGATGTCATTGAACTTTGTAAAGACATTGTTAGCGCAGTTCGGCAATGGATTGATGATATGCAACAAAACCCTGATGTGGTTGCTAAATTAGAAAAAATGATCACCATCGATAAAAGCACATTTAAAGGCATTATTGATTTCGGGGACTAAATTCTGTATCTGCGAAAGATGGTTGTATTAAGATTTTGCAATTATTTATTTCCTTTTTTTGGTTATTAAGGTTTTAAATATGGCTGAACCAACATTGGAGAGGCCATGTTTTCCCTTGAACTTCAATAGTCTAGAAGGAAAGCATTGAGCTTTCTCTGGTATGTGATCAGCACATGAACTCAATGAGGCAATCGCGTCGGCCTGATAAGCACCAGTCTTAGAGAAGACACACCACTCCCCGAAATGGTTGTTCCGTTCAGGTGGCAGGCTAGTCTGGAGTTAAACGCGAAGCTTTATTTTGCGCTTGGTCAGGGGCCAGTATCCGGAAGATAGAAGCATCACGCGGCTTTGTTGAATAAATCAGATTT